TGACGACCAGGTGATGTGCGAGCAGGACCTGCCGCACCTGCCTGCGTTCGCCAAGCAGTGCCGTCAGGTTGAAGCGAAGGCGGGGGAGTTGGGGCGCAAGGCTGAGCAGTTGCTCAAGGATGCCCGGCCCAATCTGAAATCTATCGCCTGAATCCCAGGCACAAAAAAGCCGACGGTCGAGGTCGGCTTCTTCTACAGCGGTTAGCGAGAGAAATCATGCCAAACATTGTTGCGTTACACAACCCTCGGGGATTCACCCGTATGGACAATCAGATGATGGATGGCTTGATGGCCATCGATTTGTCGGCGCGTGAACTGAAGATCGTTCTGTACGTGGCCAAAGCCACCTTGAACTTCAGCACCGGCGCCCATCGTATCCCTGCGGTCGATATCGCCAAAGCCACCCATATCCACCCTGACACGGTCTCGAAGGCTATCTCCGGATTGCTACGCCGCCGAGTGCTGTACCGCGAAGGTGGTGCGCGCGGCGACATTGGCGTTTGCGACCCGAAAGAGTGGATCTATGTCGTAGGGCCGAAACAGACCATATCGTCTGATTCGGCTCAAGTGGTCCGAATCGGATCAGGTGCGAAACAGACCGAAACCAACGACTCCCTTCTTTATACAAAGAAAGAACCCCTATTAACTCTTTCTTCGAAAGAGATTAATCCGCCCCAAGAGGCAGTCGAACCGCCGAAGCCTGATCGCAAGGCACCGTTCGGCATGGCCCAGTTGCTGGCCGACAACCCGTACAACGTTCCTGAGCAACTGCTCGCTGACTGGCTGACCCAGCGCAAGGCCAAGCGCGCCGCTGTCACCGCCACCGTCTGGTCGACCGTGAACACTGAACTGGCCAAGTGCGCCGAGGCCGGGATCACCGCCGACGACGCAATCACCGAAGCGCTGAATTCCGGCTGGCAGGGTTTCAAGGCGTCCTGGGTGATCAAGCGCCTGGCTGAATCCGATCCTGCCCCGGCCCCTCAGTCTCGCCACACCGGCTTTGCTGATCGCAACTACACCGACGGACTGATTCAGCGTGAGGACGGCTCCTATGCGATCTGAGCCAGCCCAGCCAACCCCGGAACTGCCGCCGGGTACTCGCGTCCAGCCCGCCGAATGCGAGACCCACGGCCACTACGATCAGAAGGTTTTCCCGGTACTGGGTAAGGAGCTGAAAAGCGGTTGCCCTGAGTGCGGCCGGATCATTCGCGAGAAGGCCGAAGCTGCGGAGCTGGCCAACAAGGCTATGGAGCTGCGTATGGCCATGGAGCGCAAGCTCGGCGCAGCGCTGATCCCAAAGCGCTTTGCCAGCAAAACGTTGGATGGCTACGTCGCCACCACCACCGAACAGTGGAAGGCGCTGAACACCTGCCGCCGGTACGCCGCCGAGTTCGCGCAGATCGCCGAAACCGGACGTTGCCTGCTGTTGCTGGGCAAGCCAGGCACCGGCAAGACACACCTGTCCGTGGCGATCGCCAACGAGATCATGGCCAAGTCATCCGCGACGGCCGTCTACCGCACAATCGGCGCCGTGCTGCAGGCCATCCGCGCCACCTACGATCACTCCAGCGATCAGAGTGAAAGCCAGATCCTGTCGAGCCTGATCAGCCCCTCGCTGCTCATCCTTGACGAGATCGGCGTCAGCAAGGAGAAGCCAAGCGACTTCGAGCTGACCACGCTGTTCGCAATCATCAACGGACGGTACGAGCAAATGCGCCCGACGGTCATCATCTCCAACCTTGATGCGAAGGCGCTGCCGGACGCACTCGGTGAGCGCTGCATTGATCGGTTGCGGGAGGGTGGGGTGATCGTCATGCCGTTCGAGTGGGAATCGCAGCGCGGCAAGGAGGGGTTCTGACATGACCAAGCCGGCAAAGCCCCGCCCAATGCCCGTGTACCTGGTTCTGCGCCGCCTGGTCGATCCAGCGACCGGAAAGGAGGTGGCCGCGTTCGTGCCGTCATCCGACGCCGACCGGTCGATCCTTCGCGAGCGGGATTTCCGGATCAACACGAAGATCCGCGCCGACCTCAAGCAGCCGCGCAACCCGCGGTTCAATGGCTTGGTCCACGGCCTTGGCCGGGTGCTGAGCCAGAACATCGACCGGTTCTCCGGCAAGCAGTCCCACGACGCAATCAAGGCCCTGCAACTTGAGTCGGGCGTGTACTGCGACGAGGAGCTGTTCGACATTCCCGGCCTGGGCCAACTCACCCGTAAAACACCCCGCAGCCTTTCCTACGACTCAATGGGGGAGGAGATATTCCAAGATTTCTGGCGCCAGTGCTGCGCGTACCTGGTGCTGCATGATTGGCCAACCCTCACCGAAGAGCGCCTGACGGAAATGGCTGAGTTCGAAGCATTCAAGGAGGTCGCATGAGCCCATTCAAGGAAAGCCCAGAGTTCACGCGCCAACGGGAAATCGATGAGGCTCGCTGCGGTGCTTATGAGGCTTACGTTTCACCATGGATGAACCGAGCTGCGCGCCGAACTGCAAGAGGCCGCATGCTGGTAGCGCAGGGAGAGGCGGCGGCGATGAAGGCCGAGATTGAAGTGCTGCGTCGTCAGGTTGAGGAGATGAGCGCATGAGTCTTTCCGTGAAACTACCCAAACCCAAGACCTGCAAGAACCCAGCATGCAGGGCCTCATTCGTCCCGCAGCGCCTCGGGCAGAACGTCTGCAACTACACCTGCGGCCTGGCCATCAAGGACGTCCACCAGGAGAAGGCGCGCAAGTCGCTGGCCCAGGTTGAGCGCCGCGAGATCAAGGTCCGCAAGGAGAAGCTGAAGAGTAGGGCGGATCATGCGCGCGACACGCAGAAAGCATTCAACGAATGGGTGCGCCTACGAGACGCCGATCTGCCTTGCGTGAGCTGTGGTCGCCACCACGACGGCCAATATCACGCGGGGCATTACAGGACAGTCGCAGCCAACCCGGAGATCCGATTCGAGCCTTTGAATGTCCACAAACAATGCGCCCCCTGCAATAACCACAAGTCGGGCGACATTGTGAATTACCGCATTGAGTTGGTGAAGCGGATCGGCGCCGAGGCCGTGGAGTGGCTTGAAGGTCCTCATGAGGCCAAGAAGTACACCGTCGATGAGTTGAAGGCGATCACCGCCGAATACCGGGCAAAAACCAGAGAGCTGAAGAGGGCTGCAGCATGACGCAGATTGCGCAAATCACTGGCGGCGCAAGTAGGCCATCAAAGGGCTGGCTGAAGCCTATGTTCCCGATCACGGGCAAGGCCCACTACTTCAATCAGGAAAAGGAATTCGCTGCGATCACAGCGCAAGGTAGGGCATATTTCTGGCGCTCGATCTGCGGAATCGACACGGTAAGCACGGACAAAATGCCGATGTTCGAGCCTGGCAACTGGGACCGCTGCAAAAAATGTGAACTGAAATTGGCTCGGAGGGCCGCAGCATGACCTATCGAAATGTTGTTTCAGCAGTAGTTCGGGCGCTGGCCGCCGAGACCATCAACTCCGCCGGCGGCTGCGACTTCGAGCCCAAGGTGCAGTGCGCCAAGCAGAAGGGGGAGATCGTCGGCAAGGAGGCGGCGTTTCTCCAGGACTGCTGGGTGTTCGGTAGGTTGCACAAGTCGCTCACCCCAGCGCACTGGCGGGCGCTGGTGGCGAAGTACTCAACCCATACCGACCGCAAGCATGCAGCGATCGCGGAGCTGACTCGCGTGATGCGTTCGCCTGCGCCGGAGCGGTTCCTGCATTGCGCTGTGGTTACCTGGGCAATGCCTCGGTTGCCAGGCGTGGACGGGAAGCGCTCCACCAACGTCCTACCGGCCGGCTGGTACGAGATGGACAACTGGTCAAACGAACCGCATCCGATTAAGACCCAGGAGCGGTGGAGGCGTGACATTCGCAAGGCGCTGGAGCGGGAAGTGGATCAGGCTTTGGTGTCCGCTCAAGCCCTGCTGGATGCGGATGGACTCATTGATACACAAGCCGCTTGACGACGAGTGAGCCAATGAGCCATTATCTGCCCATCCTGTCATTCCTGCGTGTGTAGGAGTTAGGAAAAAAGCCCGGCCACTGTGTCGGGCTAATGAGATGGTCACCCCCAACACCCTGTGAGGGCTACGCTTTCACGGGGTGTTTTGTTTTCGGAGGCCATC